CGCGGGTTCCGAGCTGCGTGACGTGGGTGACGGTTCCGATAGGAAAGTTCACTTTCGCGTCGGTCGGGATTTGAAAGTCGTTAGCGGTCGAGACGTTCATTCGAACCAGTTTGTTACGGTTATCGGTCAAAACTGCGGTGTAAGTGGCCGTCTGATCGTTGAGCGCGACCTTTGCCAAAGCGTCATCGAAGCCGTTGCCGATGGTGCGCATAGCGAGCGCGCCGTCTTTGACCAGATCTGTGTTGTCCGGGATATCGATCCCGAGGATGCTCGTTGTTGCCATTAGCCGATTACTCCTGTCGCGTTTTGCCATGTAAGTGTAGCATCTACGTCCGTCCATTCGAGCGTAGCGGTGACCTGATCCCAATCCTGAGCAACCGTCCAGAATTCAGTCGGGCTTAGGGTAAGGCTCAGAGAAAGTCCTGAAAGTGTCGATCGGAACGTCCAGCCTTCGACATAACCCACGAAGTTGCCAGAGTTGATATTAACTGGCAGGTTAGCGATGGCGACCGGCATACCCATAAAAACGTTCAAAAGGCTATTCCGGTTTGAGTCGCTGATTTCGGGGTTTTGTAGGGCAAAGGTAATCGAATCGAACTTGGCTTTAGGCGTCGATCTAAAGTTGACGAAGCGTTCCGCGACCAATTCAGCGTCCGGATCGTCATCGATGAGCGAGTTGATGGATCGAGCATAAAGCCCAAAATTATCGATAGACGTTTGGTCGGTGAATGTGTAAGACGTTCCGAAGTTGTTTTTGTAATTGATTACAAGATCGTTGACGATGTCGCCCTGACGAGTCGTCGAACGGATACCATCTGAAAGCGCGTCATTAGCGTCAAGATTGACGTAACCGTTCGCGACAAGATAGTTCTGACGGTGATCAGCGTCTCCGTAGGAAATTAGACCGTTGGCGTCCTCGTACAGATAACCGATGCCAGAATTAGCAAGATCAGCCACGTACGAATACATGTTGACCGGGCTGGCTGATCGGCTGATCATTTCGTATTCGCCCTCATCAATTTCGCCTATGCCGACGTTTTCGGCGTCCTCCCATGTAACGGTCGCGTCGTAGGAATTCCATGTTTCAGACGTTGCGACTTCATTCCACGAATTGGTCAAAAGGCTTTCGAGAATGGTTCGAATCTGAATGCCGTCAAAATCCTTACTCAACGAACCTTCCCAGACTGCGTTTTGAAGTTTGGCTAGGGCTCCGAGGGCATAGATGTCGATGACCGTGATTGCGCCTTCAGATCCGCTTCGTTCGACTCCCACGGCAATATCTGAGATGCGACCGCCAAAGATGGGAACGAATGTCGCAGTCGTATCTTTGACCTCGATGTTGATCGATGTATTGATCCCCCATGTGTAAACCTGATTGGTCAGGTTGAGAATGCGAATCGCTGCGTACCCTGCCTGAGCCTGCGAGTTGACGTCGGTTCGACCAGAAGTGATGGAGAATCCGACCAGCGTTATGCCGGTGATGACGTCGCCGTTTGCTTTGATTCGATAATCAGGAGTCCAAGCCGTCACGTTACGAGAACACCGCCTAAGAAGCCACCGCCGCCACCTGTGCCGCGTGACGCTGATTCTGTGAGGACTCTGGCGATCTGACGAGCCGTTGACTCAGAATCGATGGCTCCATTGACCGTGATGTTATTCGTAACCGGAGCGACCGGCGCGGCTGCTGGAGAAGCAGACGGAACACCTCGCTCGATCGCCCGGATACTTGGCGCAGACGGTGCGGTAACGCCTGCGCTTGGTGCGTTGATGGTAGGAATGTTAGGTAGTGCCGGGATTGCGTTATAGGCGCGGATGAGGGCATTGATGCCGGCGATTGCCACTTCAACCGTTGCTCGAATGAAATCGGCTGCTTTGGCGACTATGTTGATGACGCCTTGAGCGATGACGCCCAAAGCCTTCAGCGCACCACCCAGAACCGTTCCGATAACCGGTGCGATGTAGGTTCGGATCAGATCTGCGAACTTGGTAAAGGACTCCTGATTGGCTGCGACTGCGTCACGAACTCGACGGAATAGGCTCAGCGCACCTTCGAACACCGGAGTTAACACGGTTCGAATGATTGTGACGACGCGCTCGATGTTGCCTGCCAGACCGTTTCCGCTGCCAAAATCCTCAGCGAACTTCTGGATGACCGGAACGATGCGATCGTTGACGAAACTAAGCAGACGCTCCAAGACCGGGAGCAAAGCGAACCCGATTGATTCTTTGGCTTCATCGAGAACGATGTTGAGTCGATCTAAGCGACCCTGAAAGGTGTTCGCCGATGCGGCTGCCTGACCTGCGAAGGTTTGCCCTAATTTCGCCGTTATCTGCTCGAATGAGAGGGTTTTGACCTCGGCTGCGGTAAGACCTACACCGAGGCGAGTTAGACCGCCCAAATTGCCTTCCTGAGCCTTTGAGAGGGCTTCTGTGACCGCTTGTAGGCTTCGCCCTGTGCCTGCGCTAACGTCAAGCGCGATGGACTGTAAACGTTGTGCCTGAGTCAGATCCCCGGTGGCTCGGACTAGACGATCGAGTGACGGACGTAATTCATCGTCAGCAATTCCCACCGCGAGGGCAGTTGTCGAGATGTAATCCTCGGTCGCTTTGACTTGGGCTTCGGTTGCGCCGGTGACGTTCTCAAGCGTTCGACGGAGCGACTCCTGAGCCTTTTGATCCTCGATCGCTGCTTTGACGCCATCGACGGCAAGTTTGGCGGCGTAGGCTCCGGCGGCTGCTGCGGCAGCGGCAAAGGCTAAGGCTGCCTTCTTACCGAAGTCTGCGACCTTTGAGCCGAAGGATTGAACTTCCTTCTCGCCCTGACCAAGTTGCTTTTTGAGGTTGTCAACATCCGCAAGGATGGAAAGTTTCAGCGTTCTGAATTCTGCCATGTTACGTCCACTTCTTCAGAATGCGATCGAATGCCTGAACCCATTGAGCGACTAGTTGAGGCTGAATGCGACGGAGTGTCGGATAGATGAAGTATCCAGCGTTACCCCGGAGCCCTGCTCTCGGAGTGCGTCTTGGAAACTGTCGGTATCGATTAGAACCGAACTCAAAACCACGCCATAACTCTTTCGTCGAACCACCACCGCTAAAACGCTGACTGGCGAACCCATAAGAGAATTCGCCCACTTTCGATGTTCTGCTGACCCGAACTCCATCAGCGATTCGTCGAACTGCGACCGGATTGACTGTGCGCGAAAGAGCTGCGCGCCTGACTTCTTGCGCCGCATATTGAGCCAGTTCGTAGCCCATTTTCTTCGCTTCATCAGTTGCCTGTTCGTCCATCGCCTTGAATGCGCCGATGACCGAACGCAGTTCCTTCTTGTCGAAGGCTAAGGCTGGCTCGGTCACTTGCGCTCCTTCAATACTTCAAGAGCGGTCAGGATGTCGCTGGCATCCGTCCACTCACTCATCGGAATTCTTGTCGCGATCGCCAGTTCGACGATCAGCCGGCTCAGGCTTCCGACTGGGTGACTTTTGGGTCGGACTCACCTGCCGATATGTCCTCAACCGTTAGGCTCCAGACATCAAAAGGTTTGACCGGCAGTCCTGCCGCTTCGCGCTTGTGAGCGTTATACGCCAAGAACATAAGATCCCAAATTCCGATGTTTCCATCAGCCTGCGTGATCTTGTTGCCGGTTTCCTTTTCCCACTTAGCCCACTCCGGCGGTTGCGCGGTGTAGGTTTCCTGCTTTCCCGATGTGTACGTTATGTGAATTGGTAATTTCATGATCCCGATCTCCTTATTACGCGAAGTTTTCTGCTGGAACTCCGATGACTTGGAAAGTGAATGTTACAGTCTGTGCGTCGTTTCCTGACCCACCTGCTGACGGCCACATAGGCAAAATCTGGAAGGTAAAGACTGCTCCGGTGCTTGCGGTAAAGACGGTGCTAATTCCGGTGTTCGGTGCTGACTCAGCGACACCCCAAAGGATTTCGCAAAGGGAACCGGTAACACCCCAGTCAGCCAACATTTCGACCTCGAAGGTGAAGTTGTTATCGAGAACCTTGTAAGCCTTGCCGTTGAGTGTCTCGAAGGTTTCGCGAGTCATTTCGCCGCTGAGGACTGCTGACGTTGCCTGAGCGTCGAAATTGTTACCACCGATTGTGAAGGTAACATCGCGACCGGTTATGACGGTGGTAGACATTTCTGCTCCTTAGTTTTGGAAGTAGGTTGAGACTCGAATATCAGCGACTAACTGATTGACCGAGCCGACCTGAGTAACTGTTGGTCGATTGACCTCTCCGACGATATATCCGGCTGGGATATTCGTCAGAACGCTAGTGATAAGTTGTTCTAAGTTGTCGAGTGCTGCCGCGTTGCTCGCGTAGTTCACTCCGACTGCTAGAACCATATTGACTCGAAGCCGTAGAACGCTTTTGCCGATTGTCTCGATGTCCAGATAAGGATCATCGGGAACGATGCTGACGTGAGGAGCCTGCGGTGCTTCTGGGACATGATCGTAGATATTAGCTGCGACCGGTGCTAATGATGTTTTGAGCGCGGCGCGAACTTCAGTCGCGATCGTCATAGTGCGATCGACTCCTGATCGATGTGCTTGCCCAGAATGCCGGAAACTCGATTGAATAGGCTACGACCGAGACGGAATGGCGAGACTTGGAAATCGACACCCTCGATCTGTCCACCAACTGCGCTTCGTGATTGAAAGACCTCGGTGGCGACCGCTAGAACCGCCGACTCAACCTCTGGAACGCCTACGTAGGTGCTTGCGCCGGTAAGGGTCGCGGTTCCAGCCGGAATTAGGTTCTTTTTTGCGACCCGGATTGACGACGGCATCGACATAGTCGTAGGCTGACGCCGCTTGATCCGTGACGCGGTCAGATACCGCGTGGCTCGAATCCGGCGGTGGGGATACCGCCGGATTCTTTATGAATGTGTGTCCGTTATGCTAGACTTTATCCTCAATGGGCGTTTTTGCGGATTTATTTGCTACTTCAAAGCCAGAAGAAAACGTGGTGGATGTTGCCGCGTCTCTGGCTCCTTTTTACGTCAACAATAATGCGCTCAATGTTGCCGGTGGTGCGATTGCGGTTCCGCGACTCAATGCGCTTTCCGTTCCTGCCGTTGCTCGCGCTAATGGAATTATCACATCAACAATCGGATCGCTTCCCATTGAAAAATTCAATGACGCATCCGGTGAAAGAATTCCCGTTGAGCGATCATTCAAGCAACCTGATCCACGTGTCCCTGCTTCTTTGATTTATTCTTACATCGCTCAAGATCTTTGGCTTTTTGGCGTTGCTTACGGTCAAGTTATGGACATGTATGCCGCATCTGATGGCGGTCGTGTTCGTCGATGGACTCGCATCG